CCACGGATCAGACACAGAAGAGTAGTTTTGAAATAAGGGTTGCGCGTAAAGGGAAGAGGGGCAAAATGGCAACGAAAAAGACGAAATCAACCGCAAGGAGTCGGGAACAGAAAGAGTACGACAGAATCAGTGTGCTCTATCAGAATATTCCTGCAAACAAGAGGACTCTTGTCGAAGGTTTGCTCTGGCAGGCAGCGAGATTGAGGGTTTCGCTCGACGATCTGTATGAAGACCTGAGAGTGAATGGGAATACGGAGATGTTCAAGCAGGCGAACGACGGAGTCGAGTTCCCAAGAGAACGGCCTGAGTCGAAGATCTTCGCAACGAGAGACAAAAGTTATCTCGCAATTATCAAAAAGCTCGATGAGCTCCTTCCGGTGCAGGAAAAGCCGAGCGGTTTTTCTAAACTGTGACGAATTACATCAATAAATACTATCAGGCTATCCGTGACGGTTCGATCACCGTCGGCAGATGGATACTACTTCTTTATGAGTACATAGTGAAAGGACTTGAAGACAAGTCCTTTTATTTTGCACCGAAAAAAGCTGACAGGGCAATTAAGTTCATTGAGAACTATTGCCATCACTCAAAAGGAAGGAACGATCTGCTCAAGCTGGAGCTCTGGCAGAAGGCGCTTGTCTCTGTCATCTTCGGGATAGTCGATGAGAATAACTACAGACAGTTTCGCGAGGTCGTTCTGATCATAGCCAGGAAGAACGGCAAGTCGTTATTCGCAGCAGCGATCATGGCTTATGTGTCGTTCCTGGATGATGAGTACGGAGCAGAAGTATACTGCCTTGCTCCGAAACTCGAACAGGCCGAGATAGTCTATTCGTGCTTCTGGCAGATATGTCTCGCGGAAGAAGAACTGAAAGACAAGATACAAAAGAGGGGAAGGCTGTCTGACTATTACATCAGTGATACGAATACGGTCATCAAAAAGGTCGCTTTTAACGCGAAGAAGTCCGACGGCTTTAACCCTCATTTAGTTATCTGTGACGAGATCGCTTCGTGGGTAGGCGATGCAGGAAAGAAACAATACGAAGTCATGAAGTCGGCCCTCGGTGCTCGTAAGCAGCCGATGATAGTCTCATGCACGACTTCGGGATATGTAAACGAAGGAATATATGACGAGCTCTTCAAGCGTGGAACACGATTCCTGCTCGGAGACTCGAAGGAACAGAGACTGCTTCCCGTCTTTTACATGACAGATGACGTGGACAAGTGGAACGACATCAACGAGCTGGCAAAGTCAAACCCGAACCTCGGTGTGTCGGTCTCTGTCGACTATATGCTCGAAGAGATAGCAATAGCGGAAGGCTCTCTGTCAAAGAAGGCAGAGTTCCTGACGAAGTATTGTTGTATCAAACAATCAAGCTCTCAGGCTTGGCTTTCGACTAAGGTCATTGACGGTGCGGTCAGTGATCCGATCAAGCCGGAAGACTTTTATAACTGTTATGCAACCGGAGGTATCGACCTGTCCCAGACAACGGACTTGACCTCTGCCTGTGTGGTAATAGAGAAAGACGGAATCGAGTATGTCATCTCTCACTTCTGGCTTCCAGCCGAGAAGCTCGACGATGCCATAGCCCGTGACAATATACCGTACCGTGAAATGATAGAACGTGGCATCATGTCACTTTCGGGAGAAGGCTTCGTTGACTACAACGATGTCTTTAACTGGTTCATAGGCATGGTACAAAAACACAAGATAATGCCGTTGGTAGTCGGCTACGACAGATACTCAAGTCAGTATCTGGTGCAGCAGATGAAAAATGACGGTGGCTTCCTGATGGATGATGTCTATCAGGGATGGAACATGACTCCGGCTATAAACAAGCTCGAAGGAGAGCTCAAGGAGAAACGAATCAAGATAGGAGACAATGCCCTGCTCAGGGTGCATCTGCTTGATACGGCACTCCAGCGTGACCGCATGACCAAGCGAGTCAAGATAGTGAAGCTCAATGACAACAGCCACATCGACGGATGTGCAGCCCTTTTGGATGCGCTGATAGTCAAAGACAAGTGGGCTGGAGAATATGGCCGTCAACTAAGAAATGAGTGAGGAAAGAGAATGGGACTTCTTGAAAAACTGTTTCCGAAAAAGTATCGGGATCCCGTAGGCGTTCAAAGATGGGAAACGCTGACAGCTTACAGTGCAAGGTTCACGACACGACGTGGAGAACTCTATGAGTTTGACCAGGTCAGGAGTGCTATCGACACGCTCGCCAGGAACACGGGCAAGCTCCAGATAGAGATGACCGGAACTGCTAAAGGCAAGATGCGGACAAAGCTCAAGATCAAGCCGAACGAGTATCAGACATGGTATCAGTTCTGGTATAGGACAAGAACGATCTACGAGATGCAGAACAATGCGATCATCATCCCCATCCTGGATGAGTATGACAATGTCGCTGGACTGTTTCCGGTCCTTCCGTCTTCCTGTGATGTGGTGACATACCGTAATACCGAGTTCCTGCGTTATACGTTCTATGGCAATCGTAAGGCAGCCATCGAGCTCGACAGATGCGGAATCATAACCAAACATCAGTACAAGGATGACATCTTCGGAGACACGAACATCGCTCTCAACGGTACGCTCGATCTTCTGGACATGAATAGGCAGGCGATCAAGCAGGCCATCAAGGAATCGAACTCCTTCAAGTTTGTGGCAAGAATGAACAACTATGCCAAAGACGAGGACATCGAAGCCGAGCGCAAGAGAGTGAAGGAAGCCAACATGAAAGACAAGGAAGGCTTCCTTCTTTTGTTTTCGAACCTCATTGGTGAGCCTAAACAGATCAACTACACTCCTTACACCATCGACGAGAAGGAAGTCGCTCTGATAAACGGCAACATCGAAAAGTATTTCGGTGTCTCCGTTGAAGCAATCAAGAACGAGCTGACGGGAGACAAGGCAAGTGCCTTCTACGAGGGTGCTATCGAACCGTTCGCTATCCAGGCTTCCGAAGTCATCACGAATATGCTCTTCACTGCCATAGAGCAATCGACAGGGAATATGTTCGCTCTGACTGCGAACCGCATACAGTTCATGACCAACGCTGACAAGCTCAATATCTCATCGAGCATGGCAGACAGAGGACTCATGACGATAAACGAGATCCGCGCTATCTGGCAGTTGCCACCGATTGAGGGTGGAGACCGTCTTGTAGCTCGTGGCGAATATTACTACATGGATCCGACAGCAGATCCGAGCAAGCAGGAACAACAGGAGGATGAAGAAAATGCCGAGTAAGGAAAGAGAATACCGTTCGATGGAGCTGCGTTCCGTTGTCTCCCAGGACGAGGAAAAGAGCTACATCGTAGAAGGTTACGCAACGACCTTCAATGACACATACGAGTTATGGAGAGAGCCTGGTTACATCATCATGGAGAACGTCGACAAGGACGCTTTCCGTAACACTGACATGGACGATGTCGTATTCCAGATAGATCACGGTGGACGTGTTTATGCCAGGACAAAGAATGACCTTCTCCAGCTCAATACAGACGAGCACGGTCTCCATACGAGAGCAGACCTCTCAAAGACCGCTTCTGCCCGTGAGGTATACGAAGACATCGAGGCAGGCAACTACTATCAGATGAGCTTCGCCTTCACCGTTAACAAAGACAGCTATGTGGAAGAGGAGGGGGAAGACGGAACAATCATCCTGACCAGAACCATATTGGAAGTAGGAAAACTGTATGACGTTTCTGCAGTTTCATTCCCTGCTAACCCGAACACAGATATTTCAGCGCGTTCAAAAGACCTTATAGACGGAGAGATCAAGAGGTTTGAAGCGGAGCGACTTCACGCGAAGGAAATAAAAGAAATGAGGACTCGCATCCTCGAAAGATTAAAGAAGGAGGACATGGACAATGTCTGAGATCAAAGAAATGACGATTGAAGAACTCGAAGCTCGTAGCGCTGAGATCGTCACCGAGGTTGAGAACGCAGAGACCACAGAGGAGCGCTTGAAAGAGCTCGATGTGGAGTCCGCTCTTATCGAGGAAAGAAAGAACGAGCTGAGAAAGGCAGCAGCCGAGGCTCAGGAGACCAGAGACATGGTCGCTGAGGACAAGGTAAATGTCGAAGAAATTAAAGAAGTCATTACGGAGGAAAGAAAGATGACAAACTTTGAAATGGTAAAGACTGCTGAGTACAGAGACGCTTTCAAGCAGTACATCCTTACTGGTAAGGATGATGAGTGCCGTGCGCTTCTTACAGAGAATGTTGCTTCCGGTACAGTTCCTGTTCCTGAGATGGTTTATGACATCGTTAAGAACGCATGGGAGAAAGAGGGCATCATGGCTCTCGTTAAGAAGGTTTACCTTAAGGGCAACCTCAAGGTAGGTTTTGAGATCAGTGCTGACGGTGCTGTCATTCACACAGAAGGCGACAATGCTCCTACAGAAGAGAAGCTCGTTCTCGGTGTTGTAGAGATCGTTCCTGCTTCCATCAAGAAGTGGATCTCCATCTCTGATGAAGTTCTCGACATGGACTCCGGTGCTTTCCTGCAGTATGTATACGATGAGCTTACATATCAGATCGCTAAGAAGGCTGCTGATACTCTTCTCGCTAAGATCGAGGCTTGTGGCACAGTTTCCACAAATACTCCTGCCGTTAACGTTGCAGTTCCTAACGTAGCTGTATCTGCTATCGCTCTTGATACTATCGCTCAGGCTATCGCAGCTCTGTCCGATCAGGCTTCTAACCCTGTTATCGTTATGAACAAGGCTACATTCGCAGCTTTCAAGGCTGTCCAGGCTGCAGGTTCTTACGGCTATGATCCTTTTGAGGGACTTCCGGTTGTATTCAACAACACGATCACAGCTTATGCAGCAGCTACAACAGGCGTAACATTCGCCATCGTTGGAGACTTCGCTGAGGGTGCTATCGCTAACTTCCCTAACGGTGAAGAGATCACGATCAAGTATGATGACCTCTCACTCGCTGAGAAGGATCTCGTTAAGCTCGTAGGCCGTCAGTATGTCGGTCTCGACGTTATCGGCCCTAAGTCCTTCGTTAAGATCTCTAAGGCTGCAGCAGCAGGCTGAGACTAAAACATAAGCCACGAGTAAAGGAGAAGCACTTATGGCAAAGATATTGATATGTGTACCATCTATGGACATGGTGGCGACTGGGTTTGCTCAGTCGCTTGCCATGCTCCAGAAGGGCGGTAATGAGACCGCAATAATGTTTGAAGTAGGAAGCCTGATATATGAAGCGAGGAACAAGCTCGCAAAGCAGGCAATCGCTATGGGCGCTGATTATACGATGTGGTTCGACTCGGACATGATATTCAGACCGGACACGATGATCAGACTGCTCAAACACGATGCTCCGATGGTATCTGGAGCATATTTCAGAAGGTCGCCACCTTATCATCTCGTCGCTTTTGACGAGTGTGATGCAGAGACAAGAAAGTGGTCAGACTTAGACCTTCCGACAGAGACCGTCAAGTGTGGCGGTGTAGGGTTCGGATGTGTCCTGGTCAAGACTGAAGTGCTTTTCGAAGTGGCTGCCAGGTATAAGACGTGGTTCGAGCCTGTGAACGGCTTCGGAGAGGACTTGTCATTCTGCTGGCGAGCTCGTCAGTGCGGATATGACATTCTGTTGGATCCTACGGTTCAATGCGGTCACGTCGGTCATATCGTTGTCAATGAGGACTTCTACAAGGCTTATGCGGAGGGCAAAAAATGAAAGTTAGAGTAAAAGCTCCGTTCTTTGACGGTACAGTACACAAAAAGGGTGAGGTATACGATGCAAAGCGTTTCCTTCCTGAGTATATGGAACTCGTTGAAGAGCAGAAAACAGAAAAGGTCGAAAAGGCAATCAAGACTGATGCCAAGAAGATCACAAGAAAGAAAGGTTAAAGATTATGGCAGTCACTACGGCATTTCTATCAAAAGTGAAGACGGCTCTCAGAGTATCTTACACGGACACGGCTATTGATAATCAGATCTCGGATCTGATCGAAGAAGCGATCCTGGACATGACCGAGACTGCCGACATCAAGACCTTCACTTCGGCTGACGCTGACTCTTTGCAGACAGGCGCGGTCATCGCTTATGTCCAGTATAAATGGTTCGATGATGAGAAGTTTTTCACCATCTACAACGACCAGAAGACGAAGATGGCTCTGTCGGGCAAGTACAGGAGCGTGATGCGTAATGAAGAATAAAGTGTTCCCGATAGATCTGATCGAGATAGTCACTGAGAAGGACGATCTCAATCAGGTTGTTGAAAAAACGAGAACGACTAAGACCGTATATGGCGAAATAGGCTCCGTCTCACAGACGGAGTTTTTTAGTGGCGGTCGAATCGGTCTCACTCCGTCAATGAAGGCGGTGATCTACGGCTTTGAGTACAACGACGAACCCATTGCTAAGGTCAATGGCAAGCTCTACTCGATATATAGGACTTACCTGACCGACGGCACTGACAAGATCGAACTGTACTTAGAGGAAAGAGGAGGTACTAAGGATGAACCAAGTTCAGATGATAGCACTCCTTAACACTCTCACAGTCCCGTCGTTCTATGGTCAGGCTCCGGTTGGAACGGTTCTCCCGTTTCTGACCATACATTCAGACCAGCCTGACAATTTTGCTGCAGATAACGGAGTCTATGTTGAGAAGTGGAACTTCCGCTTAGACCTCTATTCCGTAGCAAAAGACCTCACGCACGAAGCAGAGATCAAGAAGCTCTTGAACGACAACGGGATCTACTGGACAAAGACGGAAGAGTACATCGACTCGGAGAATGTCTGGGAAGTCGAGTTCGAGTTTGAAGTTCTGGGTAACGAAGCGCCTCAGCCTTCACCAGAACCTCCGACTCCGACACCTGATCCTGATGATGAAGGCGGTGATGGAGATGGGAACTCGTAAAGGTAACGAAGAAGTCACCATTGTATTAGACGGAAGCATGAGTTCCGGTGCTTACGGCAGCCTGGCAAAGACCATCAATCAGGAACTGCAGAATCTCGGCATCGCAGTCGATGACAATATGCAGGCTGTGTTTGATGAAGTCGGCAAGGAAGCAGTACAGAAGCTCAAAAAGACTTCTCCCGTCAACCCTAAAGGCAAGAAGTCAGGCAGATATGCAAAAGGCTGGGCTTATGAGAAGGGAAAGAAATACAGAGGCAAGGCTGTGGGTGTTGTCAGAAACAAGACAGATCCTCAGCTCACACACATTCTTGAATACGGACATCCTCTTGTAAGAAACGGCAAGGTAGTCGGGAACGTGGAAGCGAAAGAACACATCCGACCTGTCGCTGAGTGGTGTGCCGAGGAAATAGAAAGAAAACTAACTAAAAAAATAGGAGGAAACTGATATGGGTGCAAACAAAGTAAAGTACGGTCTCAAGAACGTACATTATGCACTTGTTACAGAGGCTGTTGTCACAACAGGAGCTGACGCAGGCAAGACCGTCTCTACTTATGGCGACGTTAAGGCACTTGCCGGAGCTGTCTCTCTTTCTCTCAGTTCAACCGCTTCCAGAAGCGTATTCAGAGCAGATGACTCTGACTACTTCGTTTATTATGGAGAAGGCGGTTACGAGGGTGATCTTGAAGTCGCAAGAGTAAATGAGGACTTCCTCAAGGACGTTCTCAACTATGTAGAAGACAATGACAAGATCCTTGTCGAGAGCTCTGATGCTTGCAAGACTACAACATACTTCGCACTGACATTCGAGTTTGATGGCGACCAGAGAGAGACAAAGCACTGCCTTTATAAGTGCTCATGTTCTCGTCCGAACATCAGCTCACAGACAACAGGCGAAGGCGGTTCTGCAGAGCCTCAGACAGAGACTCTGTCGCTCACGGCTGTTCCGAGAGTAGATGAGGACAAGTACATTCACTTGCAGACGCAGGAATCAACTACCACTGCCGTTATCGAAGCTTGGTACACATCAATTCCTGTTCCGACATTTACATAACAGGTCTATGGGGGAGGCTCTTTGTGAGTCTCCCCTTTTTTCTAAAAAAGGAGAAGCACAAAATGAAGAAGACTATAACCATAAATGAGAAAGAAATGACGTTCAAGAGTTCTGCTGCTACGAATATTTTATACAAGAAGGCTTTTGGCGAGGACATCCTCGTGAAGCTCACAGCGTACACAAAGAACTTGAAAGAGCTTAAAAATATGCAGGCTAAGATAGCCGAGATGAAGGAAGACACGACGAAGTCTCAGGAAGAGAAGCTCGCAGTCATGAACGAGATCATGAACTCTGATGCTTTCCTTACCTCGCAGAGCTTTTCGAGTAATGAACTTCCGAAGCTCGCATACATCATGTATATCGAAGCCAACGAGACTCAGGCTACCATCTTTGACAAGCTGAATGAATCAAGCTACCTGTCCTGGCTGATGGACATTGACCAGGATGAACTTCTGACGGTCACAGGTCAGGTCATGGATGTATGGCAAGCCGGAGCAAAGACACATTCTAAACCAAAAAACTAAATAAGCCGATAGATCGTGAGTATAACACGTCGGTCTTTTTCCTGAGATGCAAGCAGCTTGGGTTCACTCTTCGTGAGCTCTTCGACCTTGATTACGGAGAAGTGACTGACCTCATGATCGAGTCGGCTAACGACCACGCACAATACGACTACAAAGCAACGCAGGCAGACTTTGATAATGCGTTCCATTAGTCATGGGGAGAGGCAGATATGGCTAACAAGATAATCGGAATCACCGTAGACATTGAAGGTAAGTCATCAGGACTTACCAAGTCATTACAAGAGGCGAACTCTGCCATCAACAAGACCACGTCTGCATTGAAAGACGTAGACAAGGCACTCCAGTTAGATCCGACAAACGTCGAGCTCCTCGCACAGAAGGAACTGCTCCTCAACAAACAGATCGAGCAGACCAACGAGAAGCTGGAGATCATGCAGCAGGTCGCAGAGGATGCGAACGAAGCTCTCGCTCGCGGAGATATATCTCAGGAACAGTACGCTTCGCTCCAGGCTGAGATAGCAAAGACCTCAGCCAACCTCGAAGACCTCGAAGAAGCAGCCGACGAAAGTGCAGACGAACTCGAAGAGACGGGTGACGAAGCAGAAGAGTCCGGCAAAGCTATGGAAAGCTTTGGTGAGGCTGCAGAAAAGGCAGGAGAGTTAGCCGTAGCTGCTTTTGAAGCAGTCATTGTCGCTGCTGCTGCCGTAGGCGCTGCAATCGTAGGCGCTATGACGGAAGCAGGCACGGCTCTTGTCAATGCAACCGTAGACACGGCCCATCTCGCGGATGAGATAATGACAATGAGTTCCACAACGGGACTCTCGACAGATGCACTCCAGGAACTGAACTACGCTGCCGAGCTCCTTGACGTTGATACAACAACGGTCACGGGTTCAATGACGAAGCTCTTGAAGACAATGTCCTCTGCTGCAGACGGTTCATCCTCTGCTATGGAGAAGTTCACTGACCTCGGTATCTCTATCTATGATGCGGAAGGCAACATGAGGAACGCTGAGGATGTCTTCTGGGATGCGGTGGACGTTCTTGGACAGTTTGATAACGAGACCGAGCGTGACGCAGCTTCGATGGAGCTGTTCGGGAAGTCGGCCCGTGAACTCAATCCGCTCATAGAGGCAGGCTCGGACGCTTTTGCAGCGCTCGCAGAAGAAGCTCACGAAGTCGGTTACGTCATGGACGGAGATACGCTCGACGCTTTTGGTGCGCTTGATGATAATATGCAGCGCATGAGCAACACGGCTCAGGCCGTAGAGCAGTCCTTCGGTCAGGTTCTCCTGCCGTTGCTCACAGACATGAGCGGAGATGCCGTCGACCTCATGGGCGACCTCTCAGGTGCTCTTGCCGGAGCAGGCGGTGACATAGATCAGATAGGTTCTATCATTGAGGAGTTCGCTCCTCGTGCGGTAGAACTTGTAGAGCAGTACATTCCGCAGATACTGACCATATTTGAACAGGTATTTGATGCACTCCTGCCCGTAGTGGTAAGCGTTGCACCACAGCTCATCAGCATGGTGAGCGGTCTGTTGGTCAGCCTGGCTAATTCCATCGCGGAGAACAGTGAAGCGTGGATCTCGGCTTTTGGAGAATTATTCCAGGCCGTTGTAGATTCTGCGATTACCATCCTTCCCGTTTTGATACCTTTAGCCATCCAGCTCATACAGACTCTGGTCAGCTCGCTCTTAGATCCTGCTAACCTTGAAATGCTGATAAACGGTGCAATCGAGCTCATTATGTCGCTCGTGACCACACTGACAGATCCTTCAAACCTGCAGCTCATTATTGGAGCAGCCACGACTATTATCTTGAGTCTCCTCAACGGACTGACAATGGCACTGCCTCAGCTCATTCCTGCTGCCTTGAACGCAATATTGACTGTCGTTGACACGCTCCTTTCGAGCGGATGTCTCGGACAGATCTTGCAGGCTGGCCTGACTCTGATAGTCACATTGGCAGGCGCTTTGATACAGTATCTGCCTCAGCTCATCGCTCGTCTGCCTGAGATCATCATCGGAATAACTGAATTTTTGACGGGTGATGCCTTACCTGACATCATCAAGGCAGGTTTCACTCTCATCACTGCTATTGTGGCTAATATGCCTGCGATCCTTGCAGCCATTGTTGAAGCCTTGATAGAGCTTATCGTCGGCATGGGAGAGTACATCACAGGCGACGGAGCAGAAGACCTCTTGAAAGCGTTCACGTCTGCTTTCGACGGAATCATCGAAGGCGCTGGCACTTGGGGATCTGACCTGATTCAGAATTTTATTGACGGTATCGGACGGATGTGGTCAAGCCTCAAAGACACGGTCTCCAACGTGGCAGGACTTATCTCAGACTTCCTTTCGTTCTCCGTACCGGATAAAGGCCCTCTCCATGAATGGGCCTTCAACAATCCTGGTGAAGATATGCTCGAATTGTATTCGAAGGGCATTGATGAGGGAATGAACGACCTCGAAGATACTCTCTACAATACGGCTGCCACGATCAACAGGGACATGACAGGACTTGATATGTCCTCTGACGTGATGGTCAACCGCACGACAGACTTCTCCAGCTTCGCAGATGCTTTCGCAAAGTCGAATGGCGGTACATGGGTATTCCCTATATACCTCGGAGGCGATCTGCTCGACACGGTAGTGGTAGATGCTCTTGACAGATATAACTACCAGACAGGAGGTCATTGATGTTAGGCAATTATCTGAAATTCAATAACGAGACCTTTCCGAACCCTACTTCACCGTCTATGGCTTCAAAGACATTGGAGAATGTCTCCCAGAGTGAAGCAGGAACGGATCTGGTCTGCATAGTAAGACCTTCCAAAAAGTCGTGGTCGTTTAAGTTCACTTTGACTTCCGGCAAGGCAGAGATCCTCGAAGATCTCTGCAAGGCCGAGTCAACGTCCATGTTTTATATGGGAACGACTTACACGGTAAGGGTAAGAAACTATAAGGAGAAGCTCATAGACCGTTCGGAGTATGACACTCGCACGGACGGTCTCTATGAAGTTTCTGTTGATGTAACGGAGTTCTAAAATGTATCAGATTTCAGACGAATATAGAGCAAAGATGCTCGACCAGGTACAGACTCACAGGCTCAAGGGAACGCTTAACGGCAATATCAGTTTCACTGATTCTGACGTTATAGGTGTGTCCTACAAGAACCAGTGCTCTGATAAAAAGGTCAATGTCGGCTCTGTTTACGTCGGAGTGTTGAAACTGACCTTCCTGCAGGACTTCCTCAACAGAGGAAGTTACGACAAGAAGACGATAACCATCTCGGACGGAATGTATCTCGGTACAGACGAGAATGACGATCCTGTCTGGGAGGATATTCCCGTCGGCACGTTTTATATCGCTGATGCGGTGTGGACAGCCGAGAACATGATCAGCATCACAGCTTATGATTGCCTTTCTCTGCTGGATAAGACTCTTGAGATCGACACGACAGCAGGTACGGTATACAGTTTCTGCAAGTACATCGAGACCAAGACAGGCGCGACTTTCGGAATGACTCAAGAAGAGTGCCAGGCTCTCCCGAACGGAACGGAAGTCATAGCAGCCTATGAAGAGAACAGCATGGAGACATACAGAGACCTTCTGTCCGCTCTGGCTCAGTTTGTCGGAGGTTTTGCTTATGCTGCAAAAGACGGAACCTGGCGACTTCGGACTTTTGGTGAGACTTCGGTGGTAGCTATACCGAAGAACAGACGAATGTCCGGTGCAAAATACTCCGACTTTACGACTCTGTATGATGCAATCTCCTATGTGGAACAGTCGACAGGTATGCTCCGAGTAGTCGGTGATGCGACTGGTGTCATAATGAAGCTCGGTGCTAACCCGTTTCTGCAGTACGGTTCAGTCGATGCCATTGACAGAAGAACGAATACAATAGTCAATGCCATCAAGAAGATAAGATATACTCCGTACAGCGCCAGCTTGCTTCCTGCTTTCGTTGCGCTTGACTTGGGTGATGTTATTTCATTTACTTCTGACTATGCGTCAGAAACAACGTCAGGCGGTATTATGGTGCTCGCCTGGACTTACAATAAATCATACAAAGTACAGTGTTATGGTGACAATCCTGCTCTTCAGTCAGCTCAGAGTCAGACAGAGAAGAACATCTCAGGTCTGGTCAGGTCGACTTCCGAGAATCAGGTCACATACTATAACTACGCTAACGTGGATGCACTGACTTTCGGGAGCGAGGTCGAGACTTCTATTGCTCGAATAAGATTCTCTCCGGCTCAGAAGACAACGGTCAAGATCATGCACGAGTTCATCATGGATATGATCTCGAATCTGTCCACCGACGGCTCATATGAGCTGCACTACTATCTTGATGATGAACTTGTCGCATACAGTCCATATGAACGGATAAAGGGAATCTACGGAGCTTCGAGCGGTTCGACGGAGTTCTCCATCTGCCGTGACTTTTTCTATATCGTCAGAGACGTAGAGCCTGGAACCTTCCATACATGGGAAGTCAAGATCGTGACTCACGGGATCACGTCAACAACGATTGACGTTGACCACGCTCACGTCACTCTCGAAGGCCAGAGACTTTACAGTGAAGAGTTCTTTGGAGGGTTTGTTGAAGCCTTCGACACGATCACAGTCATTCCTCTTGGTTATCTCGGTCTTGTTTCCATCTCAGACAGTGCAACGGTGAACTTGTTTTCAAACTCGAACATCAGTGCTTCCGACTCCGTTGAGGTTTATGACATAGCAAGCCTGACACCATTGAACATGGCAGAGGGAACAGGCGACGCAGCTCCTCAGATCAGACTGAGAGGCGGTCACTTTATCGACACCGAGATCCTGGAACGGATAACGACAGAAGACGGTTCGAGACTGATTACAGAATAAAGGAGAAGAATTATGCCGGATGATATTAAGATCTCAGCATTGACCAACGTTCCCACGCTGGATGACAGTGCAGTATTCCCTATGGTGCAGGAGATCAACGGAGTCATGACTACTCTGAAATCTTCCATGTCACAGATGGCTGGCAAGGTGGCAGAAGGTACGACTTTTGTCAATCTCAAAACAACAGACAAGACTCCTGTCGGAGCTATCAACGAAGTCAACGGAACATGGCTCACGGGAACACTCACGGCAGGACAGACGAGCCTGACTCTATCTGATGCTTCAATAACAACATCCAGCACGATAGATTATTACACCGACGCTTTCGGAGTGAGTCCGACAAATGTTGTGGTCACGACGGGACAGATCGTTCTGACGTTCCCAGCTCAGGCTGCCGACCTCGGTGTGAAAGTGAGGGTTTTATGACTTGGTTTCGTTGTGGCGGTATTCCGCAATCAGTTTTAAACATGAAAACCGTTTCAAGTGTTTCGGGTGCAATCGCAACATTCGACACAGATTTAACCGACAACCTTGTAAAATGTGTTGCCGATATTGATGCAGATGCAATAGGGTTTACATCAGTCGGTGTTCATTTATTAAAAGGCGGTAAAATAACAGGCGGTATGATTTATTACAGGTCAATAACAACCTCAAATACATGGGCTGCAAATACAAACGCAAGGTCAATGGTGTTTGCTTGTGAGCCTGATACTGAATATACGATAACCGGATATTCAGACCAAATAACAGTATTTAGAATTGGTTCATTACATGGTGCATTACCGTCAGGTTCTGATAGTGCAAATCTATATAATGTTGACCGAACAAACGGATATGCAGACATCGGAAGATCATACACATATATAACAGATAGTGAAGCAACATATATTGTTGTTCAAGTTAGTGCCGACTATGCAACCGATTTTAGAACAAATGGTTATGTAGGTGAAAGCAAATCGCTTTCAATTTCTTTGGGTGAAACATTAACGCAAGGCGGTTCACTTGATGTTTTATCGGGTTTATTGACAAGAACAGACACGACCACGAAACAACTGACAGGTGGTTATCTTTCAACTTATTCAGGGATTAACAATATACTCGCCGACACAGGCGATATTGATGTCGAGTTTTTGGAAACAGTTGGAAATAAGATAGCGTGAGGAAGGAGAAGAGAAAATGATAGCAAAAGACAAGATTCAGCTTCATGGTTTTGATGATGTGAAGATGCCAGAGCTGCACGGTCACGTCAAACTGACTCTCAGGAATGTTCACAACGGAAAGACGGAAGTCATCGAAGGTGACAACATTGTCACGGATGCCGTTAAGGACATCATGAAGGCTAATTACCTGGGCGGTATTGATTACTCGAAGATGTTTCCGCTCTGGCAGAAGTGGTTCGGAGGAGTGCTCTGTTTTGGCACTGCCTTTCCTATTGAACAGGGTGAGACAGATCCTGATCCTGCAGACTACTATCCGTCATCAAGTAATGCTCTCATCGCTCATGCTGGTCAGACAGCCATTGATGTAGAGCATGACGATGACTTGAAGCGCGGAAACCCTCTCACGTCATCCTATATCAAGAGCGACAACAGTATGAAGCTCGTTTTCGAGTGGGGAACTACTCACGGAAACGGGACAATCCGAGCTCTATCTCTGACTCATTCCGACACGGGTTCTTACGGACTCGGCTCTGATACTTACGGCTTCAAGAATAACTTTGAACCGTTCGCAATTCTCAATCAGGACACGAGTTTCTGGAACTCGTTGATAGTAGAGTATGGTGATCCTAAGTCAGTGCAGGTTATGTATGATGATACTCATGCTCTGGCTTTCTACATGAAGGACACAAACACGCTCACGGTATATATCAGGAAGCTTGCTTACTTGAAGTCAGGACTCCATCAGACACTGGAAACAAGAACAGAGCTGCAGGAGACATTCGACATCACAATTCCGTTTAATCTATATGCTAATCCTTGTTTCTACTTTGATTACACCAACAAATATTTGTGGATATTCCATAATTTGACTGGTGCATCATCTTATGACGATGATGAGATCAATTACTGTGTTATTGACTGTGAGAATGAAGCTCTTGTTGACCTCGGAAGCGGAGTCTACTATAAGACAATCCAGTCAGATACTCACGACATCGCTCCTCTTGGAATGGGATTAGCGGAAAATGTAAATATAGCTAAAATTGGAAACTATTTTTACTTCCCGACATCTTCTTCGCCTGACTTTGGCGGTGGGACCAACGGCCCGTATTCCAACATAACAGGCTACAAGAAGATAAATATCAATAACTCATCCGACCAGTCAACGGTCACATTTAATGATGTGCAAACCTATTCTCAGTCGGTCATGGGAGCTGGAGATATTCTCATAAATAACGGGAGAGTTATAAACGGGGCAGTTGGATATACTTGCAAACAGCAGTTTAACTGGGACAGACCAGTTTGTCGAAATGTGTTTCTCAGTTCTCCGAGTAATCCATCAACCTATGCACAGTATTTCAAAAAAGACACAGGCTATACACAGTATGCAGATAGACCGAGATACTTGCTTGCAAACAAGCTCATCCTGACAACGAAATATAACCTCACGAACGCTGTCACCAAGACAACCAGTCAGTCGATGACGCTCGAATATACGTTAACTGAATCGTGAGGAGGTGGTCACATGGACAGCTCACTTGCAGGAATCGTCACGGCTCTTGTTTCCGGCTTATGTGTCGCCATTCCGACAATAGTGGCGACCATAACGAGCAACAAGGCCCATGACAAGGTAATCGACGAACGGATGAAGTTCATGACGGAGCAGATAAAGGATCTGTCCGTCAAGGTCGAGAAGCATAATGAGTTCAATGACCGTCTGATCATAGTGGAGCAGTCGGTCAAGTCAGCTCATAAAAGGCTCGACATGATAGCAAAAGGAGAACAGAAGAATGAGTGATAAAACGTATGACACCATCAAGACTGTGGCTCTGCTCGTAGCTCCTGTGATCACGTTCATAGGAGCTCTCGTTTCTATATGGAATGTTCCATACATGACAGAGATAACAGCAACGCTCGCAGCCATAGACACGCTGGCAGGTGCTGTCGTTATTGTGGCTAAGAAGATATACGAAGATAAGAAAGGAGAAAAGTGACACTATGGGTTCATGTACAGCGAAAGATACTCTCAAGATTGCTAACGATTGGCTGGGGTACAGAGAGGATGGAGATAACTGGACGATCTTCTCGAAAGTCCTCGATGAGTGCAACTACTACCCAGAATCGAAGCAGAACATAAGCTGGTGCGCTTCGTTCTGCAATTTCTGCGTTCTCCAGGCTTGCACTCCGGAAGACAGAAGCAACGAAGAAAAGAAGTGGGATGCTTACTATTTCTTATACCAAAGCTCTCCAAACTGGTCTTGTGGTGCGAGAGAGTTTGCCGACTACTTCAAAAATGCAGACGCATGGTATTCCGAACCGAAAGTCGGTGATATGTGCTTCTTTAATGTAAACGGCAAGATTGGACACGTCGGTATTGTCGAGGACATCGACAGTTATATAACGGTTATTGAAGGCAATGCCGGAGACATGGTTCAAAGAAAGTGGTATTCATACTCCGACATCGGTGGAAGGATCGCAGGCTTCGGAAGACCAAGATATGATGAGCCTGACGAGTCCGAACCGACCAACAACACCGTAACGATCACCATTGAGATCGAATCTCAAAATGCAGACATCGTTATGGAAGCTCTGAAAGGAGCAACGATCACAGTCAAATAAGACTACGGTCTTATTTCCTGGAGTGTCGAGTCTGCTTCTTCGCTCGGCACTCCTTTTTACAAGAAGACAATGTTCTGACCATATTGAACCTCTGGATAAGAAAAGGCCCTCAGCTCACGCTGGGGGCTTTTTCTTTTGGAATTATTTATCAACATTTCACCAAAACTTCACCAAAGAAAAAACAAAAACCGCTAAACCTTCGACGGTTGAGCGGTTTCTTCTGGTGGAGCATACGGGACTTGAACTCATAACTGTATGTCTTACCAAAGACAAAAAGTGCGTGTTTTATGGACTTTTTCAGATTTACTTGTTTTCATTTCCATCGCTCGTGGACTTGACTTCACCAAAATCTTCACCGAAAGTAAGACTGATGATCTCGGCTGCCTGACGTGTATCTGAACTCAGGATGTGACCATAAGTGCCGAAGGTGTCCATGCTGACAGAATGTCCTACAATATCCTTTATCATCTGCTCCGGCATGACGTTCTTCATCATGGAAATGAAAGTGTGACGGAGCGAGTAAACGGTTCCTGGAAGGTCACGCTCTTCTTTAAGCTTCTGCCAGTGCTTTCTCATACGGCTCTGCTTACCCTGTGAACCGTCAGCAGAACAGAAGATCCATTCTGTTCGGAGGTTATAATCTTCATTCCGTCTTATTGTCTTGTGGAGTATTCCTTTTGCGAGTCCGTCTATGGGAATCATCCTTCGAGCGTTTTCATTCTTTCCGTCAGTGATATGGCCTCTTGCATTGACAGCTCTTCTGACGATGACTCTGTCTCCTTCAATGTCACTGACCTTGAGACCGAGAGCTTCTCCTGGTCTCATGCCTGTCAGAAGCAGGAAGCAGAAAAGAGGGTGATACCAGAGTGGCGAAGGCTCCAGCAGCCTTCTCACATCGTCTCTCTGTAAGATCTCTTTTTCCTTCCTGGAATGTCCCTGCGGTATGTATAACGTCCCTCTCAGGAGCTCGCACTGATAGTCCTGATACCCGAACTTCACTATTGCCATTATGATAGCACGGAGGTTCTTGAGGGTTTTCTCTGACAGTGGCTTTTTCTGCCCTGACGCTTCGTTAAGAAGGCTTTGCCAGTCCCTCAATGTCATTTTGCATATTTTCTTGGAACCGCACACAGGGACGATGTAGAGTCGTATATAGCACTCATACTGTTCATAGGCTGCGGAGTGTTCGCCTTTTCTCATTTTAACATCTTCAAGGTATTGCTTGCAGACCGTTAAAACGGACTTTTCTCCCGAAGCCTCACCATAGTACCAATTATCGTACTTTTGTATGACTTCTTTCCGTCCCTTCGGTCCAGGTGTCTTGGATGAAAAGGAATATCTCTTCCCATCTTTCTGAACCTGTATTCTCCAGCGCTGACCATCCCACTTAGGACTGTTCATCGTTATTCTCCTCTTCCTTCTTTTGTAACTCAGCCAGATACTTGATATAAGTCATGGCCTGTTCCTGGTTCCTGTCTGACAGTTTGGAGAACTCCATCCATAGATCAGCTCTGATATTCAGTCCACCGTGAAAAGCACCGGACGGGAGAGTGTCTTCGCCTATTACAGAAATAATAGGCATATTCTTCGTAGATCCACCAGCTATGACATGAACTTCATCAACCATATCATCCGCTATGAACAGTTCGAGAGGACTT